TCTACAGAGGCTCCTGCTGCCATTGTGCTCAGGGTTGTACCTAAGTAATTTTTAACAGCTGTAGCTGTAGCTGACCCAACATTAGTTATTGTAGGATCTATGTTTGCTGGTGTAGTTTGTAAGTTTACATACCCAACATTAGCTATTGTATCATCATCTGAAAGTTCTGTAACAGATGCCGTAATAGTTGGGGCTGTTGTAAAGTTTTTTAAACCAGCTATATTTTGCTCACCTAGTGTTGAAACTTGGTCATACCCTTTTACTTGTAAATAACCTAAATCACCATTAACTTGTAAAGTTGCATCAACAGCTGGTGCTTCACCATCAGTTGTAGCCCTTAGTCTACCTACTTCAGAATTGTTTACCCGTAGGTCTACAATACTAGTTAGGTCTGTAACGTCTACTACCGCTGATCCCGGTTTATGTTGACCCTGAACTGAAGTATTAGTAAGATCAAAGTTGTGCTCATTTTCTACTACACCTTCTACGTTTGATTTAAGGTCTCGTATTGCTGCCGCACCGTATCCGGGATTATTGTCATCTGGTGGATTTAATTTATATTGTGTGTTCCATGCTGACATTATTTACTCCTTATTGAGCCTGCACCTTCTGAGGTTCGCTCCCATTTATAATCGTTGTCATTTTTAGTTGATTGCATAAAGTTGTACCAGTTAGACTTAAATAGGTTACTTGTTTCCATTTCGTGCATAGTTAGAAGACCTTGCCATGTTGCCCACATAATAATTCCATAGTGAAATTGTTCGGGAATTTCAAATTCTTCTCCCCCGTCTGAAAGTCTAGATGGAGTTCTATAGTAGTCTATTGCAAATCTTGTTCCGCTTGTTGGAATTGAGTCAAACTTTATAGTTTTTCCTAGTAGAATATAGTTACTAGGGGTCTCAAAGGAAGTAGATGTAAAAAGGAAATCATCTGAGATCATTGCCCTAGTTAGTTCTTCTTCATCAGATATATTATTTATTTTTAATACATAAGTTAAGTTACCCTTAGCCACGCCGTGTGATAATACGGATGGTGCTCTAAAGTTTTCACCTACCCAAGGATGCCCTATTGGGAGGAACATAAATGAGTTCTTACTTATCTTTACAGTCCTTATTGAAGAGTCTAGGTCTCTAGGCTCAGTAAGAGTTATGTACCATCTATTAGTTGCTGGAGCTATACCAGTATATTCGTCATAGTCTACAGTGTAAACTTTTCCGTCTATAGTTAGGAATGAATCCTCAAACCGACCAGAAGTACTTAGCTCTAGTGTAGCTGGATTTGGTAAGTTATCTTTGCTTATATATATTCTGTATGGATCTAAAGCGTCTATACCGAATGTTGTTTCAATTTCTTTTGTAGTAACATTAGTTGTTGCAATTAGGTTACTGAATCGTACCTGATTTCCCCGACCGGATTTGAAATTGGCACAAGCTGTTTGACCACTGTTTAGTAATCGTGCACAACGCTTATACCCATTAGAGGTTGCGTCAGGTGTTTCCCAGTCGGCTCCTGTAGGTCTGAAATCAGTTGGTTCTCCCAATGTTTCGTATAATGTTAAAACGCCTTCTTCTAAAGTCATTTTTAACTCCTATTATAAATTGATTGCACTGTCTGGGATAGTAGACTCTTCAAATAGAGGCCCACCTTCTTCAAGTTGTGCAAGTTTCTGCTCTAAGCAGCCATGTGGTATACAATACGCTAGCCCATCTATGATTTCGTAGTTATCTGATCCGTAATCCCTGTTGCATGAGGCACATTCTCGCCAATTCTGGCCAGAAGCACCACCATTTGTACCAACTGGGTATCTCCACCCGTATGCAAGTTGCACCGGAGTAGTATCTGGATCAAAAAAAGGGAATACTGCCTCAGCCGATTCGGTAGCACCGGGAGCAGCGATTGACACTGCTTGGTACTCTGGCATATAGATAGTATTCCCTTCTGTATTAGTATCCACGTCATAAATTAACGTTGGATCAAAGTTCATTTTAGTTTCCTTTGTACATTCCTCTCCACTTGTTAGTGAAAGTAGAAAATCTCATTGTTGTTTTGTACCGAGTTGAGTCAGTATCAAAGTCATCACTAGATTTAAGTGATGCAGTTTCTTTCCATAACCATCTCATGTCATGATTTTTGCTGTCGATTAAGAACCATGCGTCCTCATCAGTTAACCAGTTAGAAACCATTGTCTCGTAAGAACCCATGAAACCGTTTGAAGGATTAGCAGCATTCTTTTGAGCAGCACCGTCACCAGCACTAAGTCCACCTAAGTATAGAGTTGAACCGAATTCAGCTGTTGCCAGTCTGTTTGCGATGTGTCTATTCTTTGGGCTTATGATAAGTTTGTTACCTTTGTACATAGAGTTAGCTGGCATACCAGTTTCGTCTACTAGATCGTAGTAGTGATCTTGAGCTGCTGCTAAAGAAGTCTCACTTAGTACAGCAGGAACTGCCGCAATGTTAGAAACGCTTGTAACACCTCTTAAAGGTTTGATTAGGTCGTGTGAATCAAAAACGAATCCACCTTCCATTGATTTATGTACTGTATCCCCACGGTTGAAGTTATCCCAGAATACTAACTCTTTGTAGTGGTTAGCTGCCTTAGCTAAAGCTGCTGGCATTTTTCTGATATCGCCGTGTAAGCTGTCTTTCCACGCTTCCATAGTTACTTGAAAACCTAAACCAGCTTTTTGTAGTCGTCTAGTAATCCCGTCTCTTTCAGCAGGTACATCGTAAGTTACAGTTCCACCTTCATTCATAGCTTTTAGTAAACCAAAGCCAGTCATGTCAGATTCTGTAAGTCTGTTTCCTCCACCAAAATTTCCAACATGTGCGACTTTGTCCCACTCTGAAGGTTGCCCCATGTATTCCTCAAACCAAATCTTATCAATTTCTTTTGAATATTGGTTCTTCATACTTCTTGAAGTCATTTGCATTCCCATAGTATATATTCTCCCTTAACCTAGTATTGCGTAATTAATAGTTTAACAATTGGATTGATATTTAATGTACCATCTTTCGCTGTATAAACCATGTAATCAACAACTTGTGCGTCTGTTCCTGCGATTCCTGCAATCAATTTGTTTGATGCATTAAAATCTCTTAATAGTCCAATCTCAGCTTTAGCTGCTGCTTCAGTTGTAATAGCTACTGAAGGTAAAACTTCAACATTACTAGAGCTTTTAACAGGGCTAATAAGCACTTTTACAGGTGTTACGGCAATTCCAGTTAGGTCAGCTGCGTTATAAAACTCAGGTGCTACCATTTCTGAACTATTTACACCAACGATCTCATCGCCAGTTCCGTACGCTACTACTGTACCGTCTGTTGAAAAAGCTACTGGATCATTCACTGCTAAAATTACTTTTGATTCTAGCTCTAAAAGTTCCTGTACTCCTCCGTCTAATTGTTTCTTGATCTGAAATGTTCCAGTCATTTAATTCTCCTTAGTAATAACAAGAATAGCCCTCCAAGGAGAGCTTCTTTAATTCTTTATAATTATGATAACGGAATATTGATATCTTCTTCCGAAGTCTCAAATGTACCCTTAGCACCCATTGAGTGTGCTGCACGTTTCATTTCTTCCGAGTTTGCTTCTAACATTTGAGCACCACGTTCATTACGTAGAGCTTCATTAGCATTGTATCTCTTAATAGGGATTTCTAAAAGAATTAACTCTTTCTTACCTACCATGTGATAACCGCCATCTCGTAAACCACGCTGGCTATCTAGATCGTCTTTAACAACGCTCCAACCTTGCCCACCATATTTCTTGATCTGCTCAGGTCTAACCCACTTTAACTTCTTACCTTTTAAACTAGTCTGATCTACTGCAAGTTGTTCTGTAGCCGATCCATATTCAACAGAAGCGTTTAAGAACTCTAGGTCAGGGTCAACAAATAATTTAATCTGTGTTTTCCAATCTGCCTTTGCTAAGTTGTAAGATGTCTTCGTTCTCGGTAGTAAGCTTTTAACCTGCTCATCGCTTAATTCAAGGAAAAGTTCCGGTTTACTTAAAAAGACCAGTGTATGGCCTTCCTCATCCCATTCTAACACATTTTCATACGTTGTGTCAAGGTCAATGTATTTTCTTTCTTTAATTATCTTTATATCCGCCATCTTATTTCTCCTATAGCTCGTTTCTATTTTTTAGGTAATTGTACATCTGCAACTCTACTTCAGGGCCACTGTCCGGACCAAACTTCATTGTTGTCATCTTCTTAACTTTATCCATCTGCGCTTTAGTAACTCTTACCTTACTTGGAGCTGGACTTGTAGCTACTCCCATATTCGTCATTCCGACGGGGGAGGCTGTACCTTTATTTGCTGCTGTACTCTCGGCTAGTAAATCTGCTTTAGCTTTTTCGTACATCCTAGTCTCAATAGATGCTGTCTGCTCAGACATGATATCAGAAAAGTGATTACTTCTTACTTGCTTAACAGCTTCTCCCCAAGGATCGTTACCAGAAAGTCTTGAAGCGTAAACTCCAATCTCATCTCCATATTTAGATAATATGTCTTTATTTGTATCGTTCATATACGTGTTGTTTTTAGAAATCATTTTGTTCATTGCGTCCATTTGCATATTCATTGATTGTTGCTGATTACCTACAACCGGTGCCAAAAATTTACTAAAGGCATCGTAAGGGTTAACCAAGAACTCTCGCTCAAATGATTCTTTGTCAGGAAGATTATATTGCTGCATAGGTGCCTTATTCTCGGATGGTAGTCCTGGAAGGTGGCTATAGTCTGGTGCATTCTGACTTTGTAGTTGCTGGGCCAAAGTTTGAAATCCTTGACTCATCCCTGTGCTTAGGTCGGATGATTGTTTAAGTCTTTCCATCTCTAAAGCTTGTGCCGCAATCTGGGCTGTAAGTTCTTCGTTTGAAGGCCCGATTGTATCCTCGGCAATCTCGAATATGTTTAAATCTGGCTCGATTCCGGTTTCAGGTATAAAATCTCCCCCGTCTGGGGCTGTATCTAAAATTAATTCTTCGTCCATTAGTAGTTTCCTTTAATATTTTCTAACATTGTTTCTATATTTTTAAGGATATCAAGAGCCCCTTGGGCTCTATAGATATCAATACTTTCTTTACTTGTTTTAAGTTTGCTTATTTGTTTCTCATCATATTTTGACACAAGGCGTTTAAATACTTTTACTGCTTGAACCGACTCGTCAAAGTAGGCTCGTACATCATTAAACTGCTCCCGCGTTACTTGGAGAAACTGGGCCAGCGCTTTGTCCTGCGGGTTGTCCCATTTGTTGTCCTCCGCCAAAAGTATCTCCGCCTGTTGGGTTTCCATCTCCGTCAACTCCTAACTGTTCATCTTTTTGTTTATCAAGGTTTTCTAGCATCATTTCTAGATTTCTTATATATGGTACAAAGTCGTCTACGTCTTCGATTTGGAAGTGCTCTAGCATTTCTTTCATCATCTTAACCTTTCCAACATAATAGGATGCAACTGCATCTGTCATACCTTCTGGCATTCCACCTTGACCTAACATACCTGCAACCTGAATCATCTCTTGTCCGAACTGGCTATAGATTTGCCATACACTCATGTAGCCTTCTCTTCTGGCATCATCAGTTTCTTGCATCTCTGTAGTACGCACGTCAAGTTTAAATGTAGTTGGTAGTGTATGAATATCTAGTGCGAAGATTTCTTTAAGAAGTCCAGCTTCGTATTCAGATACCATAGAGTAGTCTATTCGATCACTATTTGCTACGAGTTGAGTGATAACCAAGAATCCAATTCTGCTAAATGCTTCGCTAATGTTGTCTCTGACTGAATCAAGGATCGTATTCGCTTGTTGCGCGAGAAACATTGTTCCCGATGCTCCGAGTCTATTTCCAGCTGATTCGTCTTGTCCCGCCATTTGTGCAGTAGCTCCTGATGCTTCTCTAGCATAGGCACTAGCTCGTTGCTCAGCTCTGAAAGCCCCTTCTGATATGTCGTCAAACTTGAAGGTACTGAAGTCGTTGAGGTCATCAACGATGATAGTTTTCCCCGGATAATATTCGCTATTTTCATCTAAGCCACTTCCCCTTCTTGCTACCTTCATTTGCATCATCCCGAGGTGTCTCGCGTCAATGTCCATGTTATGTAGCGTTTCTGCTTCTTGTTGCATTCCTGTAGTAATGTCACCTACTCCTAAACTGTAGAATGAATGTGGCATTTTAATATAGGAAATATTTTCAAAAGGTCTAAGACCCAATTTGTTATACTCTGTTCGTAGTATTGTTCTTGTAGTCGGTTCATAGGTTACTATAATGTCTTCCATAACTCCGTCACCATCAATGTCCCAGAAGCAATAAGCTTCATAGATATCAAAGACGCTACTTTCTTTTACGTTGCTGTCTGTGATCTGTATACCCAAGTTTGCTTGGTCTGCTATCTTATTGTCATCTGTTGGTGCATTACTCTCTAGAGTAAGCTGATCTACATTTTGGAATATTCCTTGTGCTGCCTTCTGTGTAAGCTCGTGGTAGTAGAATCTGTTTCGTCTAGCTACCCAAGGTGCATCCTGAATATTTGTAAAGTGCCCTCTAATAAAGAAGTCCTCTATTCGTAAAGGAATAAATCCGGGAGAGTCCTGTAATACTTTAACTACTTCCTCTTCGGTACCTTCTACTGTATCTGCTCTAAACTTTTGCTGCTTAAAGATCCAAGGTAAATGAATAACTTGATCCCCTAGTCTAGCCAAGTCGTAGAAGACAGATCGTTTTTTATCTGTAATATTCAAATGGTTTCTACTTATAGCGAGTAAGTTCATAAATTTAGTTAACGCCGCCGCATGATCTTTCATCGCTTCGTCTCTAGGTTCAACTTTCCATAAAGGCTTCTTATCAGCGAATGATGCTACAAGCTTACTCGTAATAGTATGTATAATACTCATCATCAACGGGGGAGAAACATTTGATGCCCCTTTCCAAGGAAAGTTCTTAGTAGAGTTTTCAGGAAGAGCTTTTGATTGTCTTCTGAAAGTTTTCCACTTCTGCTCTCTAATTTGTCTCTCGTCTTCTGCAAGACCCTGCTCTTCGATAATATAGTCCATGAAAGCTTCTTGTTGCTTCTCATCGTTGAAGACTGCAAGATTTGCTGATCTGCTTTCTTCAGGTTGCTCGTCTACTATAATATCAAAGATATTATCTGTATCTGCCATTTAGTTCTCCTTAGTATCCTGTTAGTGAGTTTTTGCCTTTATTTCTCCAAGCTGATTCTGCTTTTCTTTTATAGTTTCTTTTATTGTCCTCTTCAGACGGGGGAGCTTTTGAAGCTTGGTATGCTAGAGTTATTGAGTCCAGTATATCTTTTAGCTTGCCGTTAGGAAAAGTTTTTACCTCTTGTATTAAGAGATGATAATTATTTTCTATTACGTAAAGTCGTCCGTCGTTAAGTATCGGTTCTATGTTTGCCCGAATTGTATTGTCTTTATCTGTGCCTTTAGTTACTGCTCTTAGATTTAGAAAGTAGTTTCGTTTAACTTGTTCCTCCCGAATTAGTGGGCCAAGTAATTTGAATGCACCCATCTGCTCTAAGTGTGTAGCTGGGTTATGTCGTCTAAACTTCTTATGTATACGGAAGATGTTATCAAATAGTTGACTCGTTCTCCAGTAGCCTGCTTGAACATCCAGAAGAAAAATCCGGTTCCGTGCGTCCCTCGCCAGAACAGTTATTGCACTACGTGAGGTCGTGGCCCGAGTTTTTCGCTCGGATGCGGCCGGGTCGATCCCAATCTGCACATCCATATCCTCTACATAAAGAGGCTTCTCTTCCCCATTAAGCCAGATCCTATATCCAGAGGTTTCATCAAAGTCCATCGTAAATTTCTTCACGTCAAACGCTGTCCACTCTGAAGCCCCAGCAATATGTGGGTTATTTAAATACTGTGTAACATAAGTCCACCAGTCATCAATCCGTAATTTATCTAACATGTTCCTAGTGATAGCTTCCGGGAAAACGATCTCATTTCTTTCGATTGCCATTTTATAAAAGATGTCCCATTCCCCATTTCGTTTAAGAGGGTAATCCACTTCATCCCAGTTTCCAAATTGTCCGCAGCAGTCGAGCATAAGATCTTCGTATGTATCGTCGATTGCGTAACGGGTAGCCGCAAGAGTAATTCGTCCTGTAGCAGGGTCAGTAAGAAGCGTTCTACTACTGGACTTGAACCAGTTTGTAATCTTTTGCATTTCTGTTCCTGACATGTGTTCCGCATCTAATTGTTTATCTCCTATAATATCGTCTAGCGCCAATAGATCAAAGTGATTTCCTGCCGTAGACCCACCAACCGCAATCGGCTTGATAGAAGGTTCAGGCATGTTTCGACTTCGGTTTGGCATAACCATCTCTCGGCTATTCCAACGCTTTGCGATAGTCTTCCCCGTCTTGAGGGACTTTTGAGGACAGTATTCTGGGTAAAGAAATTCGATCATCTCGTTATCGTCAAATTGTGCCTGAGTCATTCTCATAAATTCTTGGGAACGGTCAATAATGTTGGATCCTAGTCCAATTCTTAGGTCGGGGTTTCTAAGTAGTTCCCACCCATTTGCACCATGCGTAAAGACGGTACTTTTATAATGTGACCGAGGAATAAAAACGGCTCCTCGAGCGCCGGGCTTGAGCTGACTCTGCCTAAAATTGCACAAGTCACGATGTAGATGATCTGTAATGTCGGCGTACGGCCCAGAATGGGACGCTATGTATTTTAGGTAGAACCAAAGGTTCACCTTGCCAGCTTGTTGCATCAACGATTTGAACTCTTTATTTGACCAGTCAGTATTAGGCGACTTAAGTTCTTTTATCAGTTGTTGAAAAATTAGACCAGAGTCCTTGGCCTGTTTAAAGGCTGGGGCATCCGGATGATGGATAATTTCCATCGGTACGATAGGAGGTTTCTTGATTACTCTGATTGGATCTCCGTTCATATCTATAAGGCAACAAGTCCTTGGATCATCTCGATCAAGTCCAGCAGCTATAAAGAGCCGTTTCTCTTGCTCGGTATAATTAGTAAATTTATAATTTGTCATTCAATAACCTCGAATTCCGCGTCCTCATATCTGACGGGGGAGGATTGGATTTCTGAATCGGCGAATAGCTTTTCGTTACGCTCTGCGACTAGATCTCGGGAGGCTATTTTAAGGTTTTCTTCCGGCTCGTCTGATTGGATGTTTGAGGAGAAGTTAACGTTGATTGTGCCTCCGTCTGTAGAATTCGGTGCGTCAATTGCTGCCGTTTTGTTACCCTGTTTGATTAGCATTTGAGTCGAGGATACTAACCGGTGGTATGTGTCGATGGCTTTAAGTTTTATAGTTTGAGTTTCTCCGTTCATTATCATGTCCATAAGTTCTCGCGAGATGACTTTGTCGAAGTGTGACTTGTCTTTCTTTACCGAGGAGATGGAGTTGATTATTGATGGGGTTAGATAGTTGGACGGAGTATTTACTGAGGGCGAGTCTTGGTTTTCTTTCTTGGCTACTCTTCTCATTCTTTCTGCGTTCTTTTGTTGATCGTCCATTTGTTTTAGTTCCTTTTAGTTTATTTAGTAAGTATACTATAGGGTGGGTTTTATTTCAAGGGGGGGACTTACGGATTGAATGTTGATTGGGAATTATTTTTTATATTTTTTTGTACGATTTAGATTTGCAGGTCTCTATACCCCCGGACCTCGAAACCCCCATTGGGGGGTCAAAATAGTCTCTACATAGAGGAAACGCGCCCGTTTCATTAAGTTTCTATGGTAATTATACCCTTTCTACGGTGTCTGTGTGTGAATATGGCTATATTTTGGAATCTTATATGTTATTATGAATACTCGTACACCTTCAACATATAATTTTACCTAATTATATACTTTATATCCTCTCCACCTATAAATCTAAAGTAACATAGTAATATAAGTATAATAACATATATATATATATCTATACCCTAAATAGTCTTTATACAGACACCGTAGAAACTATATAACACCGTAGAAAACATACCAAAATAACAATACTTTAAAAAAACTTACCTATACCACTAGACATGATTTAATCCCTTGATATAATAAGTATATTACTTACTTATTTTTCATACCAAGCACCACACGGCGCATAGGGATCAGTCCTTTATACATAACTTTAACCTTGGAGGTTATTATGACTATACTTACTATTGATACACTTTACACATCTGCAGATTCTTGGAATATTGGACACAATCAATTTTACTGCCGTCCTGAACTATTACGTGACACACAATTCGCCGACGTTGCGCCTCATACATTAAGATTATGTATTGCAGATCAAGAGTTATTAAAACTCTATGTAATAGATAATGAAATTAGAATACAATTTAGCACCCATAAACCAGTATCAACTTACTTTAGTCCTAAGAAGATATATAACCAAGGATTATTAACAGACGAAGAGTACAGACTAAAAACTCTAATCGCCTCAGTAAGTCAATATTCAATGGGATGTTATACAATTTCGGCGCAATGGTTAAAAAAGACTATATGGAATGAAATTAAAGATTCCTTGCAGTGGTCATTCGACCTTGAAGCTAACATCGAGATGAAAGCACTATTTATATGGGCTGAAAAAGACACGGTCTGCATCGAATCATAAATTAAAACAGCTGGATAATATCCAGCAAAGGAAAACAAAAATGTTAGAATTAAAGATAATACATAGTACTATAGAGAATGGTGGTTTAACATATAATCCAATGATGAATATAGATCTAGCTGGTCAAAAATACTTTGCCGTTGCAATGTACCCAGACCGTGAAAAAATACTCACACTAAATGAGTTTACCGTCGAGACTGTACGGGATTATTTACTTGATAATAGAGACCTATTGAAAGATCAAAGGAATTCTTTAGGCACATGGCTTGATACTGAAACACAAAAAATTTATCTGGATATCTCGCGAACTATTACCGATAAAGAAACGGCTTTAAAACTTGCAAAAAATAATAATCAACTAGCTATATTTGATTTAAAAAACTTAACAGAAATTAGACTATAACAGGAGAATTAAAACTATGATAGCAATAGAATTTATTAACGGTATAAAAAGACTTTCAAGAGAAACTAACAAATATAATTTACTCATAAGAGTACTTTATCAAACGGGTGTTGAGAATGAAGAAATTAAACCTATGCTAGAAATGAACCGTTTTAAACTATTAAAAGATTTACCACTTGAAATTGTAATAGGTCGTATAAATGCGCTTGATAAAGTTTTAAAGAGTCGGTCTCTTTCAATAGACGAGCTACACGGCTACACTTTTAAACCTTATGTATATTCAAATGATTATATAAATTAAATAGTCGTAGTACTAAATTACTACTATAAAAGAAGTCTGTGAAGAGTCACGGCAAAAGGAAAAAAACATGGTAAAAATAATCAACATTAAAACAATTGGGAACTGGTCGGTACAATTAAAAATTGAAAAGTTAGACCAAATGGTATGCTGTACTACTGAAATAATGATTTATTGTAAACTTAATAATACTATAGTTTCTTATGGCTCAGATCATCAATATAAGGTAGGTGGGAGACCAATGCCTAAAAAGATACAACAATTCATAAACCAACATTACGCAATGATTGGTACAATACGCGACGCTTTAAGCGCTTATGACTCTTTAACCGTTAGTATTCAAAATAGTAAAGATAATGAAACTATCCAACGCGCCCAATATACATATAATTACTTTTTAGGTAAAGTCGAGCTTGAACTTAGCGCCGTACTAATTGAAGCACAATATCATATATACAAGATTCAAAGAAGAAACTAAAAAATTAAAATGGTGTGCATAGGCGCACCAAAAGGAAAAAAACATGGAAACATACAGATTTACAAAAAAGCTTATTAAATCAATTTCAACTGAAATCGACCTAAAAAAATTAGAGTCAATGTCTCTTTATTGTTGGGTAAAATCAACCGAGGCATACTTTGAAGAATCTAACCCAAAAAAAGAAGTCCTCTATGATTCAAGACTTGCCTTAATTTCAGCTAGATACTTTGAACTTCTTAACTATAAAGTCGGAACTGTACTAAAATTAAAAATGAAATGCACCGTCGATGCTAGAGAATTTACATATGTTCAAAGAACTATTACAAAAGTAAATAATGACATGTCAATAAACTTTGATAAAGATTCCAATTTAGACTTTGGAAACGGTGAAACTGTATTAACAACATGTTGTTTTAATCAAGTATACAATGAACCAGTTCTAGATGTAGAAATAATTGAACTAGAGGTCAAAACTAATGAAGTTTAAAAATTTACCGTACTTGTTAATTTTACCGATAATTTGGGTGTTCTTTCATGAAATATTACCCATATTCATAATATAATCAAAAGACGGTGGAGAAGAGTCTCCACCAAAGGAAAACAATATGTCAATAATGATATCAATAATTGGAACTTATAGAAATAATAAAACAACTGCAATTGGAACTTTTCAGCCGAGAAATTACGACTTCATAGAATCATATAGAATGAACCTATTGGAGACACGTCTTGAAGACTTCTATAAACTTATTCCTAAGTTTAAAAAAGTACAAATAAGAATAAGAACTAATGGTTCCCTTACTGTAGATAGAACTATATTAAATTACTCGACTAATGGTATGTTACACCTATGTATTAAGAATCAAATAGAATATTGTAAAGAAATATACTCACCCTTAGAAAGTAAACATGTAGTCGAGACCGCGCGAACTATTGAAAAGGTTACATCAAGAGAACATATCGCAGTAAACTATTTATCCGAGTTCAAACTTTTATTACATCTACTGAATAAAGAATATGATATAATATATTCAGACTTTGACACAGCACCCGATATATTCCATGTGTTAAAAAACTGTTATGGTAAAATAGCAATCTGTGTTCATACAAGTTTAAAAGAGGTAAAAAATGAAACTAATAAATAAGAGTCCTAAAAATGTAATTACTTTAAATGGTCATAAAGTGTTTATTTTAACTTATGGGGTGATAGCTCATAGACAACCGCCAATGGTCAAGGGTTGGTGGGTCTTTACTGTAGAATCAAAATGTTGGACTAAATTAAAATCTTCTGTAGCTCTAAGTTTAGTTTATGAGCCAAAAAAAGAAACTCCCCCGTTTACACTAATATACGTGACAAGACCATTATGAAGACCTTAAAGATATTACTAGAGTCTATAAATGCAATAGCTTGTTTAATAGTTGGATGTAGTTTACTCTACCTCTTGTTAAACAATATCATACCGAACATACTGAAAAGGATAAACTAATATGAAAGTAATAACAGAAATAAAGAAAGTGAATAATTGGGCGCTAACTATAATAGAAGTAAAAAATGGTAATGCGGTCTTAGTAGTGACTGATTGGGATTCTTCCCCCGTTAGAATAAATATACTTAATGGGGAATTGGGAAAGTTTACAGTAGACCTTGAAGAGGTCGAAAATGCGCAAATGAGACTTTATATAAGTAATCATAGAAAACACTTATATCATCTTCTAGCAATATATAATTATACTAATTATTACGAAACAATAGCGAAAGACACAAAAGTTGCATTCTATATTAAGAAGAGGATAGAATATTGCACAGGTATGTTAGAAAAAAACTTAAAAGGTTACAAAAAAGTTTAAATAAGCGTTGACATTAAGACTATTAGGGATTATCTTCTAATAGTCGAAAACAAAAATTGCCTTGAAGAGTCAAGGCAAATTAAAACTGGAGGTTTTAATATGGAACAGACTTTAAATATCTGTCAAAAGTCCTACAAAGGGCGAACTTATCCTAATCTAATAAATTTTAATCAATTAGGTCTTGAACAATGGGGAATTAAAATTGTACCTTACGTTACAAATTTTGATAGAGCAGAACTGAAAAGCTTTAAAGAGGTACATTTTAAAGCATGGCTTAATTCTCTAGAGAAAACGGGAACTTGTATCACTTTATGGAAAGGGAAGTATAAAGTGACAATATGTCAAAAAGACTATGCAAACATGACAGTAGTCGGCGCACTCTATATCCCTAATGAGTCAATAGTGAAACTTTACAAGTCAAACACTGTAGACCGAAATAATAAACTTAAAGCGAAAAGAATGCTAACAGATATTCTTATTAAAAATACAGTTGATGAGCCGTCACTTTTAATGCTCATAAATAATAGTAGATGGAATGCTGAAATTGTAGATATTTTAGGACGAAAAGTGTTCTTTAAAAATAATCTTACTGAAAATGGTGCTTCCGAACTATTAAATTTAGAATTAAACAAAATTAAACTTCGCTGGGAAAGCTTAAAAGCTGTAAAATGTGAAAATAACCATAAAGTATTTAGGGGGAAACATGAAAAAACAAAGTCTTAATATAGATAGAGTCAGTGTATTTTCGCAAACGGTTAATCATATCAAAGTTTCTATGTTCAATGTTGAGTTCGATTATTCCTATGGTAAATTGTTTGCTGTATCAATAAGACACCCAGATGAATCTTTAACGGTACTATGTAGAGATATGGATAAATCCGAATTGCACACTTCTGGACAGCATTTTAATACACTGGAACGCATAAAGAAGAATAGACTTCCCCGTCGAGAGTGGAGGAAACAATGCAATAGTCTATTAGGACATTTTAGGCTGGAATTACCCGAGGAAATGAAACTATGAAAAGTAAATTGAATCTATTTTGGTACACCTCAAATAATTTTAATGGTGATACTGCGCACGATACTTTATATTTTAGAAACTATAAAAGTAAGTATAGAACTCAAGGGGATGAAATTATTGCAACGGTATTAAAATCTAATAGAAAAGAGTTATATGTTAAATTTGAATTCTTTAAAGATAGGTCTAATGTAGGAAAGCTTTTATTAAATGTTGTAGATTTTATCAATGACTACTGTGAAGTACCTTTTAATGAAGAATTGCATTCCAGACACACATTATATAAGTTTTTAGAAGAAAACTATAATATGACTACACCATATAATAAAAGTAGAGATTTACAGCAATTAAAAGGGTCTAAAAAAAATAAACAGAAAAAATTACCGAAAGCAGTTGACATGAATGATTACTTGTGGTAAATTAAGTCATCGTTAAGTAAAGTTGCTAACGTTGAACTGGACTTTAACAAGCTTCAAATAGAACTTGTTAAATAAAAAAAACTTTTTAACTAAAGTTGTTGACAAGCTTTATAAGTTATGTTAACTTAAGGTACCAAGGGGGAAATCATACTTCGCCCAGCTAGTGACTATAGGTTACGGTTCAATCCAACACTAGCTATACAGACTTACATTACACAAGTCTATAAAGAGCAAGTTCAAGCTCTAAAAATGAATACTAAGAGAGCGAGATAAAGACTCTAACCAAATAATTACGGACAGGGTGTTACAGCCCAAGGATGAAAAATGCCTTGCAGTAACGTGTCCAGAGTCGGAAGTTTAATAGTAAATGTCTTAGGATATTGAACTGATTAACCGGCAGGTAGAAACCGTATTCGGTTGAGGGAATAGGAAACCCAAACACTAAGAGAGTACTAGAAATACTCTTGAACAAAAAGGTCGCTTGTTACTGAAACACCTATAAACAAAGGGTCGCAATAGGTAATTTGCATGAGATTAAGCCAACAAGACCATGACAAGTCTAAATGCTAGATCAAAACTAATGTTGAGTTAAAGCTCCATACGGGGTGAGGACTTTCTCAACCTACCAATAGTGCCACAAGTCTGTAGAGACTTGAACCAGCGAAGGGAACCATGCCGAAGACGAAATTGCACTCTGTGCATAAATGTCGTAAAGGAAGGTTAATCAGATAACAGTTGAAGGTTAAATATATAAGTCGCACTCAGAGTTTAGCAAACTTGCGATATGGAAACTAGGAATAGTTCCACTTATTAGACCCCGATGAAAGCGCCATACCATAAGCGAGCGTTATCTGATAATGAAAAATAAAATTAACAAAAATACTTCTAAATAAAACGTGACGTAGTTAATAAATTAACTTGTGGGTACGCTGGGTTCGATTCCTAGTCGTCACTTTATCCTGTTGAGACAGGAAATAAAAATTTTAAAGGGGAAACTTATGGAAGTTTTATTAAACACTCTGAATGAATTTCATCTTCAAGCTCTAGCGATAGACTTGTATTGGATTTTAGGTTCAGCGTTAATAGCATTTATTATAGGTTGGTTGATACTAGGAAGTATCAAAAGAAGAAAAGAGTCGTGCAGACTATCGAGCGAATTGGCATACCATAGGCTAAGAAATGCAATCTATCAAGCAACACCAGCGCAAATAGCTAAAGCATTCGGGTCATTTAATACCATAAATGTTTATTGGTATAAAAATATGCCGTTGGCTTTGCATAAAGCTATGCTAGGGTATTTACAAAATCATCTAGAAATGGAAGGTTTAACTTTATCTATGACTCCACTAGACTGTGAATTATTAAAAACATGGAATAATCCAGTATTAGTAATCTACCCAGAAAGAAACTTATACTTCTTCCACCCAGATCAAGATGAAGACAGAACAAATTCAAGAGCATTTGAAATAGATACAAATTGTATAAAAACTCTTGAAAATCAAATTGATAAAGCAATCTTAGAAATGAAGGGGTAACTTATGAATGTAGGAAAAAATAAATGGATGGTAGCCTACACTGTACAACCTTCTGAAAATTGGTTAGTCCGTGTAGATATCGACAATGTACAGAGAATAGCCGAAGCCGAAGAGTATAGAGTCTATAAAACAGGCTTTTTAAATTACTGGACAGCCGAGTTTCTATTTGGTATATATAGTAGTGCAGGTTCTTGTATAAGTGGGGAAACCAACTGCAAGGCTGGTAAAATAGACTCTAATACAATGGTACTAGATACCTTAAGAGCCTATAGGGAACTATCCTACGTACCTTTAACAGAAGAAGAATTAGAAAAATTCTATTATCTTGAAGTCTTATATGATCTTACTAAAGGTTGTATGATGACTGAAAAAGAATATACAAAGTTTAAAAAAGTTTATCATGCTATACAAAGAAATGATATAGATTCGGTATTGGAAAATCTTAGGGAATTTAAACCTTCAAGAGTTTTGAATAAATAAAAATAAAGTCTTAAAGGAGACAAAATGAAAAGAGTATTAGAAGCACCTGTAAGAGAGTCAGTATCCCCTAGCGGTTTAGCTAACATCCCTTGCAACATTGAGTTCACTATTAAAGTTGAGGGTAGAAAAGCGCATACATATACCCTTAAGGATTCAAACGATGCTAGAAATTTTATAGCTAGAATGGTTCCAACAAGTATTTTCAACAGTAACCCAGAGTTAGTTATGAGTCACATTACAGATGATTCACAACCAATGTTTGAAGACCTTTTAGCCGATGCAAAAGCTTTTGGTGTTCCTTTACCTGCTGGAATTTAAGTAATAATATCTAATTTAAAAGACTAGGTCATAGTATCCTAGTCTTTTTCTACGTAAGGTAGCCAAGTGGTAAGGCAACGGATTGCAAATCCGTGAATCGTGGGTTCAATTCCCACCTTTACGTCTAAAGGAGGTATCTATGCTAAAGATACTGATAATTCTTTTTATGGCTTTTCCAATCATGGGTAGCACTGTGGTGGACGAAAAACCTATTTTCTTTGAAGTTCCAGTTGAAATTGGTTCTTTAATATTGTGTAGGGCAAGAAGTCCTACTTTATTCGATAGACTAATTATAGAGAGTGCAAAGCTATGTAGTCTAGTTTCTTATCTCGATACTAGAAACTTTTCTCTAGACGAGGTTATTCAAATTGGAACTTGTGGGGGTTGCACCCCCGAAAATAAACAAGTTTCACAAGATAGTAGGACTTGGTCTTACCGTCGAACTAGATCGTTGATCTAGTATTAAAAATTAGGTTATGTCTACCTATTAAAAGGACACTGTGTTAATACTTATTTAAACTGTAGGGCTTATCACCCTGAACAGACTCATCGGTATGGGGTATCTCTCCCGAGGGTTCGACTCCCTTAGTCTGTTATTAGATGCGTAGGCATCGGAGGAGTATTATGAAAAAAGTTATAGGCTTTGTGACCTTTATCTTTTTATTATTATCAGCAAGTCCGTATAGAGAGGATCGAATACTTAAGGAATATTCATCTGTCGTTATGTTGGCTTGG